CGTGGGACGCAGCAGCTTCAGAACGTAATGAACCAGCTCGACACCGCTGCGACGAACTGGGCTGCGACCACCATCTTCCACACAAACGATGTTTCGAACGCGATTTCCGAGGCCGCACACGCCGGCTGGGATTTCGACCGCATTATGTCGGGCATTCCAGCAGCAATGCAGCTCGCCCAGGCGGGCGGACTGGATCTGTCCGAGGCAGTAAACTATATCGTCAAATCCACCTATGCCGCCGGAATTGGCTTTGAGGACTTAGGGGACTTCGTAGACCTGTGGACTTTTGCAGCCAACAGCAGCGCGTCGACTATCGGGGAATTCGGCGACGCCATGCTGCGTATGGGCGGCACGATGCGCTTTGCGGCCAACCCCGAGGAACTTATGACCCTGATCGCGGTCACAGCAAACGCGGGCGCGGTCGGAAGCGAAGCCGGCACGATGATTCGAAACTCTGTTATGCGCCTGATCGCGCCGACCGACAAAGCAAACAAAGCAATGGCGGAGCTCGGCGCGACCGCGGAGGAAACCGCGGGAATGATGGAGGACGAAACGCTGGCTACGGTCAACGCGACACTGGCCGCCCACGGCTTCAGCGTCTACGATAACCGCGGCAATTTGCGAAATGTGCTTGATATATACCGCGACCTCTACCTTGCGCTGGGCGACATCGCGGGCGGATATGAAAACATAGACCGAAACAAGGATGCGCTTTCCATCCTGTCCGCCATCTTCCCGACGAGAACCATTACCGAAGCCTTGAATCTGGTGCGTGCAGCATCGGAGGAATACAACGGGCTCTATGACGCCATGACTGACGGAGCCGCCGAAGGCTACGGCGCATACGCCGCCGAGACCATGATGGACACGCTCAACGGCAGCATCATGATCTTTGAGAGCAAGGGCGAGAGGCTAAAGCAGCTTGTCGGCGAAGAACTCAATCCGCTCGTGCAAAATATGGCAGAGTTCGGCGGGAACATGATCGACAGCATCGCCGAAATGGACCCCGGCGCGTTCAGCGCACTTGTGGACGGGCTTACCGTCGTTGCGGGGGCGGGGCCTGCGCTGCTGACGGCGGGAGCTGCGTTCCGTCTGATTGGGCTCGCCATGACGCCGGTTGGAGGTGCCGCGCTCGGCCTTACCGCACTCGCTGCCGCTGCCGTCGCTGTGAAGGATTTGAGCGACAGCCGATTTGCAGAGCAATTCGGCAGCATGGAGCTTGACGCCGCAGCGCTTACGGGTTATATCGGGTCTCTCGGTGACGGCTTCCGCGAAGCATACAGCGAGGTTGACAACTTCACCGCGTCTATGAATGACGCCGTTGCAAGCTATCAAACGGCAAGCAGCACATTCAGCGGAACGCTTCTTACGGACATGCTGACCCATGCGCAGCTTACAGACGCGGACAAGGCAAAGCTGACACAGCTCGGAAATGACATGTACACGGCCGTGCAGGAAGCTATTGCCAACAGTACCGCCGCAAGCAAAAGTTATTGGCAGACGCTTTTCGGCGGTGACGGAAGGGCTGATTACGACCCGGCCTATCAGCAGATCCTTGCGCTTACCAACCAGGCATATGAGGACGCCATGGGACAGGCCGAGGAGATCAGCCAGGGGATGCGTGATGCGCTGACAAGCGCCTTTGCCGACGGACAGATCAGCGAGGAGGAGTATCAACAGATCCTCGCCTATATGCGGAGTTATAACGACGCCATTGCCCGCGCCGCTTCCGAAGCAAAAAACGAAGAGGATTATATTCAGCGGCAAAAATGGCTTCACCAGGCACAAACGGCAAGTGAAAAGGAAATTGAAGAGATCTCCGGCGCTGCACAAGCGGAGCGGGATTCTTATCTCGCCGAGCGGGAGGATCAATACCTGACAGAGCGCTTCCGACTGCAATATCGGGGAGCGGATGAGGCAACGCTTGCTGCCGCCGACGCACGACACCAGCAGGAAATGGCGGACATCTATGCAAGCTACGATCAGTTTTTCATGGACCTGTACGGCAGCCAGCGAGAAATAAACGATCTTTCACCAGATGCAGATTTGCGCATGCAAGCCATGCAGTATAACGCAATGGGAGGACAAGAGGGCATTGAACAAGCTGCAGAGGCCTATGCAAATGCAGGGAACGCCGAGGCTGCCGCGCAGCTTGAGCAATTTCAAGCGGAATTCAGTAATGCGGGAATCACACGAACCAGCCGTTATTGGTGGGATTTTCTCAACATTTTCGGAGATTACAGCACAGAGAGCAGGGACATGGCCTTTGCCGATGCCGTGGGCGCCGCACAAATGGGATCGTCCTATATACCGATAGCACAACAAAAAGCGCAGATAGAGGGATGGCAAAGATTCTTTAACACGCAGGCCGAAATGGCCGCGTCAAACCCCTATATGTACATGGATCCGACAGCCGCCGCAGGGATGCAGGTGGGACAAGGCTTGTCGGATCTCATTTTTTCTCCGAAAGCAGATCTCTCCGCCATTTCCGGCGGCATCGAGGAAATAGAAGGGCAAAGCTTGACCATGGATGTCGGCGGCGATCTTAGTGCGCTTGACGCTGAGATCGCCGCGCGCGACGGGACAAGCATCACAGTTGGGGTTGTGCCTGCCGGGGGCGGGGCTTCTTCAGGGGCCAGGGGAGGCTTTAACGGCCTTTTCAACCGGCTCTTTTCATCCGGCGGCCGCGCTACAGAGCCTTCCATTTTCGGCGAGGGAGAATTGCCGGAATGGGCAATCCCGGAAGAGCACAGCGAGCGCACCGCCGCGCTTCTGAATGCCGCCCGCGCTGCCTCCGGCTTTACGTGGCCGGACCTGTTGGCGCGGTTTGGAGGACTGAACGCAAGCCCAAACAACAGCCCATCCACCTTCATTTACAGCCCGGTTATTCACGCAAACAACGCAAGCGGCGTTGCCGAGGCGCTGAAGGAGGATAAACAGCGGCTCGAAAAGTGGTGGAAGGAACAGAAAATGCGTGATGCAATGGAGGTGTACACATGACTTTCCGAGGCCAGACCTACCGATGCAGCGCTGGAGAGACCTTTGACAGCGTAGCCCTCGGCGTGTATGGGGATGAAGTTTATGCCTGCGAACTGCTCAATGCAAATCCGACGCTGTGCTGCAAGCCGTTTTTTACCGGCGGTGAGATCCTGCAACTCCCCGTCGTGGAAATCCCGGCGAGAAACAGCGACGCTCATCATATGCCGGAAAAAGCACCTTGGAAGGAGTGATAGAGCATGCCGGAAATCGGGCGATGGAACAACCTGATATTTGAAGTGTCGCCCTCTGTTATCCGAAGCTTCAACGATCTGCAAATAAAAGTCGGCAGCGACACAGACACGGTAGAGGACAACGGACAACAATACACAAAGCAAAAAAACCGGAAACCGATAGAAGTCAGCCTTACCGTACAGCTTCACGCTGGGCTTGGGTATGATGTGCAGAGCGAGGCAAATACCTTTATACAAGCCGCGCTTGCCGGCGGCGTCACAAATTACTTTTATGTCGGCAGCAGAAAGCTTGTCGCTTGCCCGCTGATGTTGACAGAGGCAACCATTTCTCGCGTGATGATTAACGCGGGGGGAAAATGGATCGAGGCAGACGCTGCCCTGACATTCAAGCAGGCGTCACTCCTGGATGGGACTATCGCACCCAGCACAAGCGGCGCCGGCTCTTCCAATGAAAATGAGGGAGATAAGGGAGGAACGACCGAAAGAATGACGGCAGCAACGGCATCGGCGGTGACGGCGGCAATGACGGGCTTGAACGCGCTTATAAAAAACGCTAAGAGTGCCTCGACTGCAGCCAAGTCAGGCGGCGGAGGGACAACAAGGTTCGCAAAAACAGTAGTGATGGTGAAATAGGAGGCGAGCATGGCAAAATATCAGATTGACAATATCGCCTCACCCATTGACTTCCAGGAAAGTGATGCCATAAAACGCACGCTTCAGAACGCCAAAAACCTGCTGATGTGCCACATGGGAGAGGTGCCATATGATCGCTACAGAGGTTTTGATCCGGCCCTCTTCGCCCTGCCGATCGGAGAGCTTCAGAGTGCGCTTTTGCCAGAGCTTGACCGTGTGATGATGTGGGAGCCTAATGTTGAAGTTTTAGAGGCGGAGGCTACGTTGCTTGATGGCGGCGGCGTGTATATCCAGGTGATTTTGGAATTGCCGTTTTGGGGGGGGCCCTATG